TGATGAAGAAGAACTTGCAGAGCTACTCAAAGCTCAACAAGGGGAGTCTGTCGAGGAAGAATCTAAAGTGGAGGAGGAACAAGAACCTACTTCTGCTGAAGAGAAAACATTTAAGAAGAGATACTCTGACTTACGAAGACATCAGCAAAAACAAGCTGACGAGCTAAAAGCTAAGATTACTGACCTTGAACGTCAGTTAAGTGAAGCTGCACGTAAGGAAATGAAGCTACCTAAATCTGAAGAGGAGATAGAAGCTTGGACTAAAGAGTATCCTGACGTAGCAGGTATAGTTGAAACTATCGCTACTAAAAAGGCACAAGAGCAATCTGTAGCACTTGAAGAGCGTATAAAAGCTATTGATGAAATGCATGTGTCTGCATCAAAAGAGAAAGCTGAAGTCGAGCTATTAAAGTTACATCCAGACTTTAGTGATATACGAGAGAGTGATTCGTTCCACGAGTGGGCTGAACAACAGCCTAAGTGGGTACAGGATGCACTTTATGATAACGAAACAGACGCAAGGTCTGCAGCTAGAGCCATAGATTTGTACAAAGCGGATATGAAAATGTCTGCACCCAAGTCTAAGGACAAAGATGCCGCAAAGTCTGTATCAGTTAAAAATGCTCGTAGCAAACCTCAAGAAGACGCAACAGCTTCTTATCTAAAAGAGTCTGATGTACAAAAGATGTCCTCAAAAGAGTACGAGAAAAGGTCAGACGAGATTATGGAAGCCATAAGGTCTGGCAAATTTATTTACGATGTGTCGGGGTCAGCAAGATGAGTATAATATATAAACCACAAAAAGAGATGGAGTTGTTTGCTCCATTTGGACCTACTATGGGATACTTTCGTATGCCGTATGAGTTGGTTGAAAAGTTAAATAGTAAAATGTCTGATAAGTTAAAATCTTATGCAGATAATCTGGTGGGTAAAGTATCTGAAGAGTTAGCTTTTGACGAAGAGATACTTGCTATAGCACAAAAAGGATTGGGACAGTTTATAGGTCAGTATCAAGCCTATACAGACTTTCGTAACTCTATGGGTGCTAAAAAGCCTGATACAGATAAATTTGACTATGGATTACAAATAGTATCTGGTTGGTTTGTACGTCAATTTGAAAACGAATACAATCCATTACATATTCACACAGGCTGTCGAATGTCTTGTGTGGGATATCTAAAACTACCAGAAGGAATAGAAAAGGAGTGGGAAGAAGACTATAAAGACCACCATCCTGCAAATGGGCATATACAGTTTGCACATGGAACATCTGCAGTATACACAGCAACTAACTTTGTTGTTAAGCCTAAAGTTGGTGACTTTTATGTATTTCCATCACACCTTTTCCATTGCGTTTATCCGTTCTACACGAAAGGTGAACGTAGGTCTTTCAGTATGAATATGAACTTTATTGAAATGCCAAAGAAAAAAAGTGTTGACAAGTAGTTATTTTTAAGTATAACTATACACACTTGTGTGAATTATATCACACTATAAAACAGTCAGTCTTACGGATTACCTGACAAGCCTAGCCCATTAACATGTAAGTAGCGCAACTTAGATGCTAATGCACCTCTGCAAATCAGCCCCTGTATTAGTCTGGTGAGTTTACATCTGTTAAATGCTAAAGGAGGTAACGATGGCATTCACGTCTGCTGCCGGTCACGGCAACCTCCCTAATGGTAATTTTTCACCTATCATTTACTCCAAACAGGTGCAACTTGCGTTTCGTAAGTCATCTGTTGTGGAACAAGTTACAAACTCCGATTATTTCGGGGAGATTGCTAACATGGGCGATAGTGTGAAAATCATTAAGGAGCCGGAAATAACAGTCAAGGCTTATGCTAGAGGTACAACTATTACACCTCAGGACCTTGACGATGAGGACTTCAGCCTTACAATCGACAAAGCTAACTACTTTGCGTTCAAGGTTGATGATATTGAGGAAGCTCATTCTCACGTTAACTTTCAATCGTTAGCGAGTGATAGGGCTGCCTATCGACTATCTGACCAGTATGACCAAGACGTTCTTGGTTATCTATGTGGGTTTAAACAGTCTGCACTACACGGTGCTGCTGATACTGTTAATACTTCAGTAAACGGTTCTAAAGCCGTTGCAACCGCAGGTTCTGATGAACTTCTATCTTCAATGAAGTTAGATGCTTCTGACTTTACCGATGGTTCTGGAACAGCAGGTTCAGCCAGTAACTCTATTGGGCTTCAGCCTAGAGGACCGGGTGCAACTGACTTAACACCTGCTGCAGGTACAACTTTCCCATTAACAGTCATTGCTAGAATGGCTAGACTACTTGACCAACAAAATGTTGATTCACAGGGTCGATGGTTAGTTGTAGACCCAGTGTTCATGGAAGTGTTGAAGGACGAGGATTCTCGACTATTCAATCAGGACTTTGGACAATCTGGTGGAATTAGGAGTGGTGAAGTTATAGGCAACTTACATGGATTCCGTGTATTTGTTTCTAACAACCTACCATCCATCGGAACAGGACCTGCTACTACTGGCGGTACTAACTCTTCCAACTTTGGAATTATTGTTGCAGGACACGACTCCGCAGTCGCTACTGCTGAACAAATCAACAAAACTGAAACTTACCGAGACCCAGACTCATTTGCTGATATCGTAAGGGGTATGCACCTTTACGGTAGAAAAATCTTGAGACCTGAAGCTCTCGTTAACGCTCGGTATAATCTAGTATAAGGAGATTGAATTATGGCATTAGGTGATAATACAACCTCTGTGGCTAGAGGTAGCATGGCTAGGGGAAGACAGCCATACTTGATTCAAGCTGACCTGAATTTTGCAACAGCTGCAAGCGATAAGGGTACTGCCCTTGCTGCAAACGATGTGATTCCGGGTTTAACTATTCCTGCTAATACACTCATTATCTCTGCAGGTTTTGAAGTAACAACTGCTCACTCAGGTACTTCAACCGACACTGATTTTGACTTTGGTATTACTGGAGGTGACTTGGATAACTTTGTTGATGGTTTCGACTTTGACGGAGCATCTGTCGGAGACTATGCTTTTAAGGCAGGACAAACTCCTGTTCTTATTGGTGGCACTTCTGACACAATCGACATTGAAATCCAAGCAATGACAGGTACAACAACAGGCGGTGTAATCCGAATGTTTGCTGTATGCATGGACGTTGATGACACAGGTGACATGACTGCTAATGAAGTAGACCGTGACACCCTTGCTTAAATAGTCTAGGTGGGGCAGGGCAACTTGCCCCACTTTATTTTAGGAATTTATAATGGCAACATTTTTAGCATTGACAAATAGTGTATTAGCAAGATTAAATGAAGTACAACTTACCGCTTCTAATTTTTCTGCAGCTAGAGGTATACAAACACAAGCGAAGAATGCTGTTAATGAGTCAATACGATATATTAATCAAAGAGAATTTAATTATCCATTTAATCACTCAACTAAAACAGAAACACTTGCATCAGGGTCAGTTAGATATTCCATACCTGCAGATGCAAAGACAGTAGACTACAACACATTTAGAATAGTAAAAGACCAAGATTTAGCAACAGCAGGTAATTCTTTAAGCATATTACAGTACAACGAATATGTAGATAAGTTTATTGACCAAGAAGATGAAATAGTAACGACCACACTAGCAGAGGAATTAGACGCTAGTGAAACAGAAATAGACCTTACAAGTTCTACAGGATTTGATTCTGCAGGAACTGTAGTTATAGAAAATGAAGAGATATCATATACAAGCATTAGTACTAATACACTAACAGGTTGTACACGAGGTGCTAACGGCACTACAGCAACAACTCATGCTAATTCAACTCAAGTTGCACAATTTGATGGTGGTGGTATCCCAACTCATGTAGTAAGAACTCTAGATAATAACTATCTGTTATATCCTTTTCCAAATAAAACATATGCTTTAAAGTATGACTATTTTACTTTTGCATCAGACTTGTCAGCACAAAGTGACACACCGACTATACCTGATAGATTTTCTCCAGTAATAGTAGATGGAGCTACTGCATTTACATATCAATACAGAGGAGAAACATCTCAGTATCAATTAAACTTTGCACGATTTGAGCAAGGATTAAAGAACATGCAAAGCTTATTAGTGAATAAATATGAGTATGTTAGGTCTACAGTTCTAGCACACCCAACTGTAACATCAAATTATTTTGCAACAGCAACGGTTAGATAATGCCCGATTTATCGCAGACAGCACCTGCCACATTTCCATTGATGGGTGGGTTAGTTTTAAACAAGTCTACATTTGCTATGCAACCGGGAGAAGCACTTGAGCTTGTAAACTTTGAGCCAGACATCAACGGTGGTTACAGAAGAATAAATGGATTTGTAAAGTATAATACAAACGTAGTGCCACAAACAAGTGCATCAACAGAAGAAGTGTTACTATCTTGTATATTTAACGATAAGATAGTTGCAGCTAGAGGTGAAAAAATATTTACTGCTTCATCAGGAAGTGGGTCTTGGACAGAGAGAGATAGTGGTAGAACAAGCGCAGGTGTATACACCTTTGAAAGATTTAACTTTGATGGTAATGACAAGCTAATAGTTGCAGACGGAAACAATGCACCAACAGTATTCAATACCTCATTTGCAGCTACAGATGTTACATCAGCAGGTGGTGGAGAAGTTAGCACTGCTGTAACAGGTGCAAAGTTTGTAGTAGCATTTAAAGACCACATGTTTTACGGTGGTATGGCTAGTAATAAACAAGAGGTTGTGTTTAGTGTGCCGTTTGATGAGGACAACTTTGCAACAGCTAATGGAGCAGGTAGCTTCAAAGTAGACGATACAATAACAGGGCTTAAAGTTTTCCGTGAAGATTTGTTTATATTCTGTGAAGATAGAATATTTAAACTAACAGGAACATCCTCTAGTAACTTTGCTGTAGCACCTGTAACCAGAAACATTGGATGTGTAAACGGACAGACAATACAGGAATTTGCAGGTGACTTAATATTTTTAGCACCAGATGGATTAAGAACTGTTGCCGGTACAGCAAGAATTGGTGACGTTGAACTTGGTACTATAAGCACTCCTGTGCAATCTGTATTTAACAACAACATTGCAAATGCTAGTGGTTTTAGGTCTTTGGTTATACCAAACAAAACACAGTATAGAGTGTTCTTTACAAAGTCAGGTGTGGCACAGGCTATAACAGAGGGTGTAACGACATCATTAAGAGGACAAACATTTGAGTTTGCTCAACTAAAAGGGATACGACCTACATCTACAGATACTGTAACTACAGCAACAGAAACAATAGTTATACATGGTGGTGAGGGTGGTTATGTGTACAGACAAGAGTCTGGTAATGATTTTGATGGGTCGGCTGTAGGGGGTAAATATAGAAGTCCCGATTTAAGTTTTGGTGATGCAGGAGTACGAAAGCATATGCATCGTGTTCTTGTAAGTTATAAACCAGAAGCTTCAATTAGTGCGGATATGTTTTTACGTTATGATTATGAAGACCCAAACAGTCCTAGACCTGCTGCATATTCTTTGTCAGCAAGTGATATTGTGGCTGTTTATGGTTCAGGCGTTTACGGAACAGCAACATATGGTGGACAGACAGAGCCATTATTAAGACAATCAGTGGAGGGTTCAGGATTTACAGTGGCATTGAGAGTTGATGATAATGGAACAACTGCACCTTATGCACTTAGAGGTTTTCAAATGGAATATCAAATAGGAGCTAGAAGATAAATGGGAGCAACATACACAAGACAGTCCACATATAGTGATGGTGATGTTATCACGGCTGCCCATACTAATGACGAATTTAATCAGTTATTAGCAGCCTTTCAAGCATCGACAGGACACACACATGACGGTACTGCTAACGAAGGTGGTGCTATCACAAAGCTATTAGGTAACACACTTACCTTTGGTGCAGCAACAGCAGGAACGGACATCACTATAACATTTGATGGTGAGACATCAGATGGTGTTTTTATGTGGATGGAAGATGAAGACCACTTCAAGTTCATGGATGATGTTGTAATTGATGGCACAAAAAGATTATACTTCAATGATGAAGGTGGAGAGTATCTACACGGTGATGGTACAGACCTAAATATAGTTGCAGGTGCAGACATCAACATACCTGCAAATGTCGGACTAACCTTTGGTGACGATGGAGAAAAGATTGAGGGTGATGGTACAGATTTAACCATCACAGGTAATAACATCAATCTTACAGCCACAGCAGATGTTAACATACCATCAGGTGTCGGTATAACTTTTGCTACAGCAGAGAAGATAGAATCAGATGGAACAGACCTAAGTATTACTGTTGGTTCAGGTGGAGACATCAACATACCTGCTGACATAGGTTTGACATTTGGTAATGACGGAGAGAAGATAGAAGGTGACGGTACTGACTTAACAATCACTGGTAACAATATTAATCTTACAGGTACGGCTGATATTATTATACCTGCGAATGTTGGTCTTATTCTTGATGGTTCAGGTGCTGAGAAGATAGAGTCTGATGGAACAGATATAAACTTTAGTGTAGGCTCAAACGGTGATATAAACATCCCTGCTAACATTGGTTTAACTTTTGGTGATGATGGTGAGAAGATTGAAGGTGATGGCACTGACCTAACTATAACAGGCAACAACATAAACCTCACAGCAACTGCTGACGTTATAATACCTGCAGATGTTGGTATAACATTTGGTACTGGTGAGAAGATTGAAGGTGACAACACAGACC